TGGTGGAAGTACAAATCAAACAGCTAATGTACCCATAAGAAATAGTATAAGAAATGTAGAGATAGCATACAGTAATGGTGCTGCAATATTCGCAATCTTAATTCCTTTCCAGGATGTAAAAAAATTAGAGAATTCATATTTAAGTAGTGGCAGTGCTAACCCTGTTGCTTATGTGTGGAGTGGTAAGCTGTATATAAAACCAATGACAAACATGACGAGTCTTGTAGTGTATTACTTAAAGGAACCACCAGACATTGCAAGTGATGCTAATTGTACTTTAAATGATTCCTTGCATGATATTGTAGTAGACCTGGCAGAATCAGAATTATGGAGAATGGATAACAATGCAACCAGGAGTCAAGGTGCAAAAGAATCTGCTATGAATCAAATTCAGGCACTAAATGCTAGGTTTGAAGTAGAAAAACCAACGGAGGTAGGAGCATGAATTGGGCAACTTTAATTGATAGGGCGTTAGTACCATTTGAAGGTCGCACAGGTCAATTGGATACAAGAGTTGGTAAATACCTAGATGAAGCCCAGGAAGATTTTTCATTATATACAAAGTGTTATGTACGAAAGTTCAATATATACATTAGTAGTAATAAAACATATGTAGAGTTGCCAGATGATTTTGTAGAGATGGTAGACTCTCCAATATTTAGAGGAGAATACCTTTCACAACGTACTAGTAATGCTTATTTATATAACCAGGATACAGATACTAATCTTTTTAACAAAGGCACACCATGCGAGTACTACCTAGAGGACCGCAGGTTACATTTAATACCAAGACCTACCCAGGCTGGTGTATTAACCCTTACTTATGTTGCTGTACCTAATAGTCTACGCTCCAGTACAGGACTTAAAAAGTTAAGATTTGATAACTTAAAATCTGAGTTTTTTAGGAGGGGTAACACAATAGAATCCAGGACTGGTACTTATGGAATCACTTCTACGAACTCAGTAGCTACCGTAGAAAGAGCGGACCACAACGAGCCAAAAGCAGGAATTCTTATTATATCTGGTCTTACTAATGGGTTCACAACTGATAATGAAGATTTTTTAAGTACTGGTGACGAAACAGCATTTTATGAAAACCAGTATGGTAGTAATTGGAATAACATTTTAACTACATGGAATAATTTAGGATTTGGTGGTATTGCAACTGTTAATGGTAATCAGTTTAATTATACCGAAGACAAGCCTATTATACCAGATGTGTATCATTATTTCCTAGTGGACTATGCTAAAGCCATGTTGCATCAAGATGTGGGTAATGGCAGTGAATATCAAAATCATTACACGGTGTATCTTGCAAACAGGGAAAAGGCCAGGACAACAGTTGCCAATGCAGATGTTGGTGGTATGGCATATGTTTCAGATAGGGTAGGTAGTGGTGTCTATTAATGAGTATAGTAATCAATTCATTTAGTAATGGAATCGCTACAAATATTGACCCAAATGATATTGGCAATGAATACGCTGTAGTCACACAAAACTTTTTATTGGACCAACCAGGTAGATTGGTAAAGAGACCTGGTAGAAGTGCGACGGTGACAATCAATTCATTGTCGTTTACAGATGTTAAGTATTGGTCTCCTAGCAATTTAAAAATTAACGGTACAGCCATCGATGATAAGTGGATTGGTTATGATTTTGCAGTAAAAAAATTAATCTTTACCCCTTCAAACATACTAGGTGGTGTAACAGGCACTGCATTAGGTAGTGCCTACACTGCTAATATACCAAGTGACTTTGACCTCCAGGACCACGGTACTGAATTTAGAATGGCTCCAAATAATTTAAATCATGGACCAAAAATACTACAACATATTAGCAGAAATTTTTTCACTGGTAATTATAGTGTGGATGAATTTGTGTTTCAGGATGCATTACTTCCCACATCTTCAGATATCAGTTTTGTATCTCTTGAAGAGTCTGCATCGGCAGCTGGGTATGCTATGACTGTGAATGAAACCAATTCTTACAAACTAAGTCCAGTGTATGACGGCCTTCAGGAGAGGCCTTTAAGTAGTGTTAGTAAGTCAATTACAACTAGTACTAGTAACAGGTCCAATCAAATTAAGTTTACCTTATCTGCAACTTCTTCAGGTTCAGCACCAAATAAAACATATGGATTTAATCCCAGGATGACTGCTGTTAAGGTATATCGAGAAACTTCTAATAGTGGCACCTATTTTCATATTGGAACCGTACCAATAAATACAAAAACTGAAAATGATAATGTTCTAGCCAGTACAACAACTTATAAAAAAGGT